GCCTAACTCGCAGTTATCAGAACCATGAAAAGTCGCGTACACCACCAGAGCGCAAAGCGCAGTCGCTGGGCGCACTGCAACACGCCAGACGCGCTGCGCCGCAGACGCGCCAAAGCCGACGCCAGGCGCGAGGCCATTGCCGCTACTCTGCCGCCGGTCTGCGAAGGCCCGGCGCCGCTGAGTGAGTGGCAGACCATCACCGTAACACTGTTTGTGCCCACAAGCGGGCGCTGCGACCAGCATGCCACCGTGATCGACGGACAGCGCGTGGGCCTGCTCAGTGCCACGGAGATTGGCCGGCGCGTTGCAGCGATGATCCACAAGCGGCCCAGCGGTGAGATGCTGGCGGACTACAGGCGCGGAGACGATTCGTCTCATACAATGCTAGCCTGAACCCTGACGCATGCGCCGTGTGCCTTGCTAGCGGGCCGGGACGATCTCCCCGGTGCAGCCGTGAGGGTTGGGCCGCAAGGCCGCCAAAGGGCTGGGCTACTGGCCGCCCTCAATCGACACATCGGCGCAACGTGTCTAGATTCTGGCGGATTTCGTACAGGTCAGATCAGCGCCGCTTCAGCCGTCCGCCTGGCCACCAGCCCCGGAAGCACCCGCCCACCGCCTCGCACCCACTTGGCCAACTCAGTCGGCACCTGATCCCACGCACCAGCGTTGACCCTGCGCCGCAGCGTCGATGCCTGCAGGTTCCCGGATCCAAGGTTGAACGCGAAATCGAGCAGCGCCGCCAGTCTGCCAGGAGTGTCTGCACCTGGGCACAGCCGCGTGACCGCCGGCAGATACTCGCGCTGCATGGTGCGCAGTAGCAACTGTTCGCCAGCCTCACGGCTGATCGGTGGATCGAGCGGCGACACGCGCCGGCCGTCAACGTACCGCGTGGCGCCGTAGCCGATGGTCCAGACGCCGGCCGGGCAGAGGTAGGGCTTTGACCTGAAGCCCTCAAAGCGCCGGCACAAGGCCAGCGCGATCTGCACGGCCTCTTCGTTCACTGGTTCCTGGCCCGGATGCGCTCGCCGACGAAGACGCCGAGCACTGCGCAGATCAGATCCAGCACCAGCGCGGACAGCACCACCACGCTGGGGGCCAGGGCCTGACCAACCAGCAGCAGGATTGCCACGGTCGCCAAGAATGGCCTGATGCAAGCGTTCCACGCCCCGATCCAGTCGGCCCGTGTGCTGGCGGTGTTGACGCCCTGGATGGCGGCCAGAAAGGCGTCATCCGCAACGGCTGCCGTGTGCGCCTCGCGCTGGGCCTCGATGACCTTGATACCCTGCGCTGCGGCTGCGGCCATGGCCTGCTGCTGCCATTCGTGCTTGTCGCGGTCCAGGTCGTGCTGCAGCTTCATGCGCTCGACCTCGGCCTTGTGCTCGTCGCGGGCCTTGAGGAATCCAAGCAACTCGCCGAAGAGCCAGCGGAAGGCGGTGCCGCCGATGAAACTGATGATGCCGCTCATTTGGCCGCCACCCCAGGCCTGCCGTCGTAAGACCGCACGCCTTCAAACATCAGCGCCACCACAGCCCCGACAAGCGTGATCATGCCCAGCAGCGCGGCCACGTTGCGCATGAGCGTCCCAGGCTTGTTTCGCTGGACCTCCTCACGGATCGCCGCGATATCGCTTGCGACCTCTGCCTTCGTGGCGAGCGAAGACATCGAGATTTTGATCCCGTCAATGTCTGCCTTCGTCGCGGTGTTCTGCATCGCTGACAAAACCTCAGTCATGCGCGACTGAAGATTGCTGATGTGAATGTCTAGTTCACCTATCGTCGTCGCTGGTCTGCGTTCGCTCATTTTTTCACTGGCTCACTTTCTGAGCTACCTGCAAAGGTTGACAGGGTGACGCGATGCGTGATCAGTGCTAGAAGCACCAGACCTATCGAGCCGAGTTTGAATCCAACCTGGGCGCTACAGCGTTCATCGCTGAATGCCCACGGTGAAGCAAGCCACCACGCCGTGCAGCCTGCGGTCAGCAGTTCCTCGCCAAGTGCCCAGGCCTTCAGCGGCCACCACAGAGGCAGCAACGCCAAGCAGGCCAGCAGGCAGCACGACGCGCCGAGGGTGAACACGTCGCCCCACACGTCTGCCGGCCACAGGTAGTAGCCATAGTGGCGGAAGGCAAACAGCGCCAGCATCGGTGCTATCGGGGTGTGCCGCCACCGGGGCCGCCGCCACCCGTTGGCAAGCGCTTGAGCCATGCGACGAAGCGTTTCCATAGGGCCTTCACTTGATCGTCCCCCAGGTGCCGGTCTGCGTGTAGAACACCGTGTTTGCGGCGTTGGCGTCGGCGTGCGTAACTCTTATGGTTCGGTAGCCGGCCGTTGCGCTGTACTGGCCAAGCACCTCCACAAAGGCAACACCAGCACCCGACATGGCGCCGGGCGCGTTGGTGTCGGTTGATGTAGCAATGTCGTAGTGGAACCTGCACCCGACTGGCAACGTCTGGAAGTCGAAAACCATGGCCCCCAGGTAGTCACTGGTTGCCATGTTGTCCCTGCACATGAAGGACTTGAAGCTGGTGATCTTGGTGCCGATGATGTTGACGCATGGCACGGTGGATGAACTCACGGCGCCAAGGTTTTCGTTATTTGTGACGGACCATGAAAACTTTGTGTTTGTCGCACTTGGCGCAGCAGAGTAACCAATCCACGGATACCCGGTGATGTTGCCCCTGCAGTTGCGCACATTTATGTGCGTGTCTCCTGTGCTGGCCGCGATTGCGGCAGCGCTGATCGAGACAATGGCGGCAGGCCCGATGATCGAACCAAGACCCGCAGCAGAGATAAATTCCATCCCGTTCAGGTCAAGCGATCCCGACAAAGCAGTGGCGCCAGGAATCACGGCAGCAAAATACTGCACGGCCACCTCGCTGCGGAAGGTGCCATGACTTACCACGCAGCGGTTGATGCGGTCGGTGCAGTTTTGTTGCCACGCCAGCGGGTAGTAGGTTGCGCCAAGCGGAGAGGTGGCGCCGTTCTTGCGGATGTCCCAGAATGGTGATACCACCTGCACATCACCGCCAAGCTGGAAATCAATATCTGGCACCGAAAGGGACACCACCATTTTTCGGTAAATGCGTGGCCGCCACAGCGCGACATCCTGAAGTTGCAGCTTTATCGAACGGCCTTGGCAGTCTTCCACCACGGGGTCAATGATCTGGGCGTAACCGTTGCGCCAATCGTATGCGCCAGCGCCAGACTGGTAGCCAAAAACTGAAATCCCGTCAGCGTCAGAAGTGCCAGGCCCGGCCATCACCCTAGCAACGTATGGGCTCCTGATTTCGCACTGGCCATCCAGTTCGCTGACGCTGATCCCCTTGCATACGCCGGCAGCGTTGGTGCGGTCTACACCGTCAACAATTGGCGACTCCATGATGACGGACACATAGCGCCCATACACCAAAATTCCTTGGTTTTCCGCCGTTGCTGCGCCATCGTTTTCTTTGGCGTCGTTGACCGTCACAGGCCCAAGGTTGACGGTCCCACCCTGCCCGCCAGCGTGGCGCAGGTACAAGCCGTTTGAGCACTTGCTGTTCAGGTTTAGCGTGAGCCGCCCCCCGCTGGTGCTTACGCTGTTGATAGCCGTGGTGTAGCAAGAAATCAAAGACGTAAACGCCGTGCTGGCCGCGTCCACTTCAATGGTCACGTCTCCGTCGCAGAGGATGTGCAGTGAGCCAGAAGCAAGGACCGAAGTGGTGGATATTGGACCGTCAGCCGTATAGGCCCCGCGCAGCACCAGAACCCTGTTCTGTGAAATTGCATAGTCAAACGCGGCCTTCAGTTCTGCCGTCTCTGTGCCTGACCCAGTGGCGCCGAAGTCTGCCGCGTGGATTTCATCGCGGGCCTTGTCTTGCAGCGTCCGAAGAACCGCACCCGTGCCGGCCTGAATCCAACCGATGAACGACGCACCGGCAGACAGTGCCAAGTCCTGCAACCACTTGCCTACCGTGCCGGCAGCGTAGCCGACCGCGTACCCGAAGCCGACCCGCCCCGCGCCGTTCGTTGCGCCTGTCGCAGCCGCCAGGCTGCTGTCCAACTCTTCGACAGCAGCCTGCATGTCGGTGGCAGCAATCGTCGCCGTTGGAGCGAACGAAACAGACGACGCGGCAACTGCGGTCCCCAGTGCGATCAGCACCCACTTGTCTGCCGTCAGGTCAGTGGCAAACGTGCCAGAGGTGTGGGCTGTGGCGCAGATATAGGTGTTGGTGCTTTCTGAAACCAAGTCGCCCACAGCGTAGGAGGTGGCCGTCACCCAATCGCCGCGAATGTTGGCGCCGGCAGTTGCCAGCAGCGCACGAACGTCTGCGGCCAGAGTGTGGAGCTTCACCCGCCCGTCGCGTATCTCGCCATCGTCGCGCTGGTTGAGCGACAGGTTTGTCAGCACGCCGCCCAGCGTGGTAGCCACCGCAGCAAGCTCGGCATCGAGCAGCGCCGTGCGAACGGTTGACCGCCCGCCGACGTTGCTCAGTTCGTCATCGCTGAAATCTGTGGCCGGGGTGTAGCTGGTTGGCTGAGTCATCGGTGCGCCGCTCCTGACACCGATTGCAACCGTTACCGTGGGCGCTTTTCGCTACGATTGAAGGCGGTTAGACTGCGCGCAATGAGTGACGACACCGTGCGCCTGATCATCGTAGCCACCGTGGCACCGCTCTTTTGGGGCGGCGTCTACTGGCTACTGGAACGCCTGACCCGCAGAGGCGCCGACGCCCGCCGCCGTAGGCGCGAAGAGCAAGCGCAGCATGCGCTGCAATTCGGGCGACGCCTGGGCCGGTGGTGGCGCAAGCGTAGCGGGCGCACCTCTTAGCGCAGCCGTAGCCGCCTGCTCGTTGGCAATCTCTCCAGCCTGGTTGGCAAGCGACCTGGCGCCAGGGATGTTGCGCAGCACCCGTGAATTGCCAAGACCCTGGAGCAGGTTGAACACGCCGGCTGCGGTGCCGCTGCTGTTCAGCGCGCCCTTGCCACCAGCAGGTACGCTTTCAAGCTCTGCGGCCACTTTGGCGGCAATGTTCAAGCGCACCACCTCTTCAGGGCTGAACACAATAGCCAGTTTCTGCGGGCCGATGCTGGACAGCGCAGTGGCAAACCGCTCCGCTGCCACGGTCTTGTCGCCGGCCTTGTTGTTGCCGAATGCCGCCTGCTTCAGGTAGGCAGCGACCTGTGCGCGGACTTGCTGCCAGGCCTCTGGGTTCTGGCGCAGGATGGACGCCATGCCTTCAACCTCTCGCGTGGGCGCGCTGCGGTTCAGCAGGAAGCGCTGGAAGAAGCTGTCGGGCGCCATGTCATCTGCAGCAGCCTTCAGCGCGGGGATGTCACGCCGTGACTGAAACACGCCAGCGGCTGTGCTGCGCGCCTCTTTGGCGAGCATTGCGGCCTCTGCGCCTGACCCACTTGCGGCATTGTCAGCACCGCTGGTGATGGCCCGCTCTATGGCAGCACGCAACTCACCAAGCGCACGATGCACTGGCTTGTTGATTGGGCCAGGGTCATTGACGTTGATGACGTTCTTGATGAGGTCTTCTGCGCCTTCAAGAGTCAGCAGCCGGCGCTGCGTTCCACCCATCAGGCCAAGCTCTTCAAAAGCAGAACGCACGGCGCCTGGGATGTTCTTGCCAAACCGGCGCAGCGTCTCGGCATAGTCCTGCGCCAGGCCCTGCAGCGGTATCTCGAGCCGGCGCCCTGTGGCCTGCTCAAACGCGGCATAGGCTGCGCGCACGTTGTCGTCGGCGGTCTTGTTGGCCGCTTGAAGTGTTCCAAGCGCCAACTCACCGTCTGCAACACGGTCAACCGCACGGCCTGCGCCCATGTCATCAAACACGCCTTGCAGCCGCTGGTTCTGCGCCGCAAAGCGTGTTGCCAACGGGTTCTGCGGTCCTTGCGGGGTGTCGAAGATGATGCCAGACAGGTTCTTCTCACGCGCCCATTGCATCGGGTTGCGCGTCATCTGACCAGCAGTCAACGCGGCATCACCAGTCAGGCCAATGGCCTCGGCCTGGGCTTTGCGCAATGCCATCGCAGGGTCAAGCCTGCCGCCGGATTGCACGGCAGCGGCGATCTGGTTTCGCACAGAGTCAAGGATCACACGCGGCGCATCCTCGGCGCGCAAACCCTGCGACTGCAGAAGCCGCTGCACTGCGGCGTCAAGGTCAGTGCGAGACACGCCGCCAACGACAACCGGGCCGGCGTTGCGCTGAGAACCCTGCACAGCACGGGCAACAACAGGAGCAGCAGCCTCGACAAGTTTCGACAGCGCAGGCGTCAGAGCAGCACCAGCAGCGGCACCAGCAGCACCCTGCTTGGCCTTTGCAGCCCAGAAGTTGCTCACGTCCTCCGTCACTGGCTGGAGCGCGCCGCTGATCGCACCGGCAGTGGCGCCCACTTTGGCAAGCTGACCAATGGTCTTTGCGCCTGCTGCGCTTGGCAGTGTTGCGGTCACCGGGTTGACGATGTTGCCGGCAGCACGCGACCAGTCAACGCCTTCACGCCCTGCGGCAGCGCGGTCTGCTTCGTATTGGCGGTTGCGGTCAATCACCAGCTTGTCAACGCCTTCAACGCCGCTGGACGGTGCGCCCAGACCTTTGGACGCCAGCCAGTTGCCGGCGGCGTCCACCGCCTGTGCGGCACCTTCTGGCACCAGTCGTCGCAGCATCTGCGCACCAGCGTCGATGGGGTCACGCAGGCCCATTCCGTAGCCGGCCAACTTGCCACCGTTGGCTGCGTTGCCTGCCGGACCTTCATGCACGCGCTGGCCGCGAATGGCCGCGACACGCGCCTTCAGGTCGGGGTGGTCTGCCGGCACATCGTCAGGGATGCCCTGGAGCGTGATGCCGTCCTTGGTCGTGATGCTGTAAGGCATTTCACCAGTCCACAGTTACGGAGCGTTGGTCGGCGCCTGGCGTTGCGTTGTCGCCCCAAGACCCAGTTGCAAGCGACCGATTCGCAGGCCCGCGCCTTGATGCCCTAGCCTCTTCGACGCTTCTGGTGAAGTCTGGAAGGTACGATTCACCAAACTCTGCCTTCATGGCGTTGATGGCTGTGCGCCTGTTTGCTGCCTTCTGGCGCAGCGTTGCCTTGTCGTCACCAACGGAAGGAAAGTATTGTTTTGCGGCATTGCGGAACTCACCGATACCGATGGCCGCGCCAGACTCTCGGCGCAGAACAGCATTTATGAAGTCACGCTGCGCCTGTTCAACTTGTTGCTGCTTCTCGCTTTGCGTGAAGTTTGTTGCGCTTCCTGCGATGTCTGAAAGAGCGCCGCCCATGGAGTCTGTGCCAAGACCAAGCACGTTGCCAACAGTCTCTGCCGCGCCCTTGATGGCTCCAGACCGCTGCACCCCATCCGCAGCCAACTCGTTCAGGATTTCATCGGCAACAGCCATGCGCGAACCAAAGCCAATGGCCTTGGCCTGCCCTTCAGTAGGTGGCCGCTGCAGCTTTGCGCCCTTTGTGGTCGGGTCTGCAGGACCGCCAGGGATCGGAACAAGCGTCTGTCCATCTGCGCTCCAGCGGTAGCCGGTCGGGGCCTTGCCACCAGTGCGGTTGGTGCCGTCGCCCATTTCCTGCCGCGTTTTTTCAGCACTTGCACGGCTTGCACCAGCCGCCGCATCACTCTGGCGTGCGTTGGCTTCTTGTGCCTTTGTGGTTGCTGAACGGTAAGCAGCAAAGTTCACAGCAGCAGGCACGGTGGTGTCCTGCTTTCCTGTGAACTGGTTAGTGACGCCAAACTCTTTCACGTCCACCAGCGGCTTGCCTTCGAGCGCGGCTTCCTGCTGGCCCGCAGTCGGCAGATCAATGCGGCCAGAGCGCACAGCGTCCCTGCGGTCCTGCTGCTGGTACACTCCCATGGCGTCTGCCAGGCCCTTCATTCCGATGTCTCCGCTGTCGGTCAACATGGGGACCAGGCGCTGCAGTTCAGTGGCAATGCGGCTGCGCGCCTCTTGCGGCACCAAGTCAGCCATCAGCGCACCGCCTTCAGGCGTTGCAGGCCCCTGCAGTTCGATCTGCGGCATCTTGCCGGTCTGCACGAACTGACGGTAGCCGCGAACTGTTGGCACGCTCTGACCTGACCGAATCGCCACCTGTTCGTCATACAGGTCAGGCCTGCCTGTCAACACTGCCGTCTTGGCATCGTCTGCCTCAGTCGCTGCACGGTCACGCTGCGCAGCCATCAAGGCCTGCATGATTTTGGATTGCCCAGCCACGCTTTCCTGAAACGCTTGGTCTTCAGACTTCCCGCCCATAGCCAACGCCTGCGCAAGACGGCCAAGGCCTTGATTGGCGCCACCCATGAATGCGCTTGTGCGTCCTGCCATCATCGACCCCCGCTGAACATCGTATTGTTCCGACGCCTGTTCATCGCCGTGGTTGCTGCGGCCTGGCCCCAGATTCCTGGGCTGCTCCACAGCGAAGTTGCTGCCGGCGTTGCCGCCATCTGCGTGCCTGCAGCGCTCATCTCAGCCATCGCTGGCATTGATGCGGAAGCACCACCAGCAGCGCCAGCAGCACCGGCTCCAGACATCATGCCGGCGCCTCCGACGATCTGAGCCAACTGGCCGACCTGACCGTAACCCGGCATGTCCACGGAGTTGGCGTCGAACCCTGCCGCCTGCGTGCGCTGCCGGCCACTGTTCCACATGGACCCAAGGCGCTCGGTCAGCGCGCCGCGCCGGGTCGCCTCGGCCTGCTGCGTTGATGTCACACCGCGCAGTTTGGAAAGCTCACGCGCCACAGCCGTGAGCCGTTCGCCCTCAGACGCATCGCGCTGGCCTTTGAGTTGCAGGTAAGCCGCAGACGCACCGTTTGACGGCTGATCGACAGTTGCGCTTGCGCCGCCGACATCAGCCTGTGCGCGTTCAAACGCAGCTTGCTGCTCGGCCTGGATGGCTTGCTCTCTGCTGCCGGCGTCCATGGTCTGCGCCTCGGAAATGGCATCGCTGGCGCCTTTGTCTTGGTCTTCCGCGTTCTGCTGCTGCGCCCTGCTGATGATGTTGCGCTGCTGCCGTGCCTGCTCTTCCTGGCCGACCATGGTCGCTGCGGTGCCGGCGCCGAAGATGTACGGGGCCGCGACCTCAAACGCTGCTGCTGCTTCTGGTCCCATGATCAACCCTCCGTACGCGAGAAGATGCCTGCCGGGGCTCCGCGAGCCCTGCCGACGTTGTTGGTGTACTGGCTCATCCAGTCGTTTGCGCGCTGCTCACCACGGGCGCGTCGGCCTTGGTCATACAGCAGGCCAGCGTTCAGGAAGATGTCGCCCACGTTGGTGCCTAAAGCCTCGGCGCCGGCCTTGTCGGCGTTGTTCTTCATCTGAGCCAGCGCGGAAGACAACGCGGAGCCCTGATCCATGCCGTTGTCGATGGACTGCAGCAACTGTAGCCGCGCACCCTCATCGCCTGCGCGCAGTGATGCTGTGGCGCTGTCGGCCTTGCCGCCCAAATCGAGCTTGCCTTCGTCATACTTGCGCTGCAGCAGCGATCCTTGGTCAACCGCCACGCTTCCGCCGTTCAGGCCACGCGCCAGAAGCTCAAACTTTAGGTCACGCTTTGCGGTGGTGTTTGCCTCGTTGATCCGGCGCTCGCCAGACGCGAATGCTTGGTCGCGTGTCTTGCCGTACAAAGCATCGAGCGCGGACTTGTTCTTGAGCGAATCGGCGCCCTGCGCGGCCTCTGCTGCCACTGCGGCGTCATAGCCTGCTTGGTCGAACAGCGTCTCGCTCGTGTTGCCGCTGCCGTCAGGGTTTGCCACGTTGCTCGTGAAGTCCTCGCGGCGGACGGTCGATCCAGTAGGAGCAACACCAAACGCCACGTTCACGGCATTGCGCGCAGCCTGCTTCTTGCGGTCCTGCTCGTCCTGCCGCTCACCAAACCCGCCGTCACCACCGCCGCCCATGGCTACCCTTTCACCGGGCCGGTCCAGGCCCAAACATGCACGTCCTCGCCGCGAGACCCAGCGCAGCGCCTGGTGCCCTCAAACTGCAGCAGGCCAATCCTCTCGGCAAATGCCGCCGCACCTGTCCATCCGCCCAGCACATGCGCCTCCACACGGTGGAGGTACTGCTGGCTTGACGGATTGCAGGCCACGCTGAGAATAGTGCGCGTTGCGCGCAGCACTTTCCGCCACGATTGCATCGTTAGTCCAGGTCTTGCAACCAACCACAGCAGGCCAGACCACCCGCGAGTGGTCATCCCGCCTATTGCCCACGGTTGACCGTCCTGCAGAAGCGCCCACGCTGGCCCCGCTGTGTTGAATCGGTCGATGGCGTACCAGTCGCCAGGCTCCTGCCCGATGACAGCGCGCACGCACGCGGCGTCCTCTGGCCGCATGTCGCTGCACACAGCAAGCGCGTCGGCCAGAGTCAGGTCGCGCATCATGTGGAGGCAGATAGCAGGTGGTAGTAGATCGTCACCATGTCCACGCCAAACGCCTCATCAGCAGAGTGCGTGAAGCGCGGCGCAATCGCGGCAGACGTCACCTCGACAGGGACCATCTGCAAAGAGCGGGTGTCGCCTTCGATGACCTGACCGCCAGTCTCTTTGGTGATGTCTCTCGGGTCGTACAGGTAACTCACCGTTGGCGAGCCCTGAAACACGAAATCGGCGCCATACCAATACTTCTCGACGCCTGGCGTCTTGGCATCTTGGAACGCCATTTGCACATCCACGTCAATGGCTGTGCCTTCGTCGGTGTAGGTGTCCGCGTCCAGTTCGTAGAGGCTTGACGTGGTGCGTGCGTAGACCTTGCCGGCTGCGGTAGTGATGCCGGTGAACAGCACCGGGAACGTGTACAGGCTCCAGCACGACAGCTTGGAAGACTTGCTGAAGCTGTAGACAAAGGCCTGCGTGTACCCGCCCGCGTCGAAGCAGCACCAGTATTGACCAAACTGCTTGATCCAGATGCCAAGCACCTGTATGCCGCTGCCGGCGTCTTCGTGAGCGGTCGCCGCCGGGACCGCAAGCTCATCGATTGCTACACCGATGTCGCTCTCGTCGATTCTGTCCACCGCCTGCTGGACGGCGATTGAGCGGATGCCGTACTGGCTGGCAAAAGCAAGGTCTTGCGCAAAGCTCGCCAGAGACTGCGGGTGTTCTGTTCCAACGCCAGTGATCCGTCCAGACAGGACGTTGGCGGACGGGTCAACCTCGACGGTCCAGACCTGTGCGCCTTCGCTGAAGAACACCACCAGCTTGTCTGAGAACGTGCCAACAGCGGTGCAGTCTTCGCGCTGGTCGTGCTGAATCCCAACAGGAAGAAACCCAGCATCGCTTGCGGTCGTCCAGTCACGCGCATTCCCGGCGGCGCTGTAGCGGACCACGTCTCCGTCAGTGCTGAAGACGCGAGATGCTGCCACACAGGCGCTTTGCCCGTGGGCACAGTTCCCGTCCGTTACCAGGGTGCTGGGTGAGCCGTCAACGTAGTGGTGGCGGAACACATCAGCTACCACCGTGCCGCCAATTGACGCATAGCCTGGCGGTGGAGACGGGCGCGGAATCGTGGTGTTGTGCTTGGCAACGATGTACGGATACGTTGCCACCGCCGTAACGTCCTGCACCATAAACGCGGACACCACGTCCAGCAGCGAAGTGGCAAACCCGCCAGGGCTGTACGGCGTCAGACTCAGCAGGCCCACGCCAGCCGGAGCCGAGAACGTAGACCCAACGGACGCGAAGACGCACACGCCGCCGTTCAGCGCTTCAAGGCCGACTGATCCAGTCAACCCGTCAGTGACAAGCCTCAGGCCTGGGCGCTTGGCTACCTTCTTGCCGCTGGTGATATAGGCGTTCTCAAGCGTCCACAGCTTGTTTGCGTCCTGCACGCCGATGGGTAGCCTGCGGTCCAGGCCACCGGAGAACTCTTTGTAGCTGACGGCTGGCATGGCTTAGTAGGATGCACACTCAGCAATGGCACCCACTACCTGCTTTCTTGGTGTCGGACCAATGCTGTTGGTCGTTGGCGCAGTCTGATTTGGACCCATCACACATCCCTCCCAACAACAGCAGGCCTGGGCTCATTCGGCGGGCCTTCGCCCCTGCGGTACACGCCCTGCAGGTTGAACGATTGCCCGCGCAGGCTTGCCATCAGAGTCGATAGCTGCCCCTGGTACAACTCAGCGTCAGGGTGCCTGTAGTGCGCCTTGCCGTTGGTGATGGCGTGCAGCAGGATCATTTCGTCGTCCAGGCTGGCACGGTCGCTGTCCACGGTGAAGCGGCCAAGGTCGGCCACATACCAGAAGCGCAGCGTGTAAATCTGATCAGCCTCGGGGTACACCAGCACCTGTGCGTAGCGGTCGAAACGAGTGGGGAACGATTGCGTCTCCATCGTTGACCAATGCTCGGTGCTGATGCCCTCTGTCATGCGGCGCCACTGGCCGTTCTGCACGGTTTCAATTCGCAGCACGCGCCGGTCACGTTCGCACGCTGTCGGGTAGTCCACTTGGTTCTGACCGACGCCCAAGTCCTTGTCTTCGTATGCGATCAGGTGCTTCCAGTCCTGCGCCCAGTACAGTTGCACTTGAGCATTGGACAGGAAAGAATTGAAGAGCGCCTGTGACGCACCGCCGCTGGCGCCCATCGCGCCCATGCCCAAGCGGGCCATGAGCGTTGAGCGAAGTTCGCCAAGCGTGCGGTAGGTCATGATTAGCGCCCGATTTCCACGCCGATTTCCTCGGCCAGTTTCACCAGTTCCGCGCTCTTCATGGCCTCAAAGGCAACGTGCGCCTTCTTGGCGGCAGCGCGCTCGATGTCGTTGCTTTCAAAGGTCACCATGGGCAGGCTGTAGCCGTTGGCGCGGATGACCTGGCGCAACTGGTCGTCAGGCAGATCGGCCAGCGTGGGCGACCCGACGACACGCGCAAAGGTGCCAGACGCGAACCGGCCATAGATGGCCTCGGCCCACGGTTCACCCTTCTCGTTGGGTCCGTAGCACGCGACCATGCGGTCATACTCAGCACGGGGCGAGCCGATGAAGACGTGCCCGATGCCGGCGGCTTCGCTCGGCTTGCGTTGGGGGTCTTGCACCTTGTTGTAGATCAGCATGGCAGGCGCCACCTTGTCGGTGTAGCCCTCATCCAGCGTTGCCGGGTCAAGCTCCACTGCGGCGCCTTCGCCGAAGACGGCCTCAAGCACGGGCAGTTCATGCGCCCACACGACGCGGGGCGTCTTGGTGGTTTGGTCACGGCTGATCAGCACCATCACGCGGCGCGACAGGATTTCAGATTCGTTGGCGGGTTTCGCTCGGGCCATGTGGGCTCCAGATGTTGTTGCGGCGGTTTAAAAAGGGGCCGACACAAGGCCGACCCAAACCATCAAGACCGCCTGGCTCGATGGCAACTGAAAAGCGGGAACCCGCCGCCCCTGTACAAGCGGGCGGCAGGGGCTCATCACAGCGCCAGGACGGCGTTCGCGTTGGACTGGTTGAGCGTCAGCGCGCCCTTCCAAGTCATGGCCCAGTAGTACTCATAGCGGTCGTACGCACGGGGCGGCTTGCGGCTGATCATGTCGTGACCCTGAATGGGGCGCAGACGCAGCGTGTTCGTGTTGATGAAGTAGCAGCGGTTCTCCCAGGTGGTAGCCGGGGCGAAGCGTGCGTCCAGTTCAGCGAACTCAGGCGACCACTGCACGTCCACGCCTTGGAAGGTCAGCACAGAGGTGCCGCCTTCGATGCGCTTGGTGTTGCTGGGTCCGAAGTCCATGCGACCGAAGGTGGTCAACACGAAGCCACGGTAGCCGTCGATGAAGTTGCTGCCGGCCAGGATCAGGTCGGGGGCACCGCCAGCGCCGGCACGCATGCACTGCCGCCAGTTCAGTTCCATCTTGTTCAAGATGGTCCCGGTCGTGGTGGTCGTGGTGACGCCAGTGCTGTAGTTGTTGCGCCAGTAGGCGTTGGCCGCAGTGCTGCGGTCGATGCCGCCCACGGTGCCGGAAGTCGGCGCCAGGGAAATCAGCGCGTCCAGGCCGGTGATGGCGTCGGTGCTTGCGGTGCCGTCAGCGTGCAGAGCGTACGAAAACTGCTCTTGGAAGCCCAGGCGCAAGACCTCGGCGGATTCCTTGATCAGGTTCGTCAGTTGCAGCTTCTCGGCGTCACTGGCACTGCGCGCAGCGCTGGCGTCGTCGGTGACGATGATGCCGTTCTGCGTCAGGCGGTCTTCGTCCAGCGCCAGGCCGTCATGGCACGAGCGCCAGGCGTAGTTGGCCTGCTCGATGGTCTGCCGGCGGTTGTAGGTGACCACGGCGGAACCGTTGTACCACTGGAAGTTCGACGAGAAACGAACGCGGAGTTGTTCCACGACGTAATGCTTGGCGCCGGGGGCCGACTGCTTCTTGGCTTGCAGAGCCTTCAGCAACGGGCGACGGACATCGACCTGATCGACGGGGTTGTTGGCAAGGTAAAAGTCCAGGCCGACTTTGCCGGCGTCCAGAACTTCTTGTGCGGTAAAAGACATGATGAATCTCCAAAGGCGTTGAGTGCCGACTACGCAACCGCGCAGCCGTGCCGAGTACCGGAGACGAACCGGCCACACGTCCAACGCCAGTGGCGAACCTGGCAATCAGCCTTTGCAGCGCATCTGTTCAGGCCAGACGCAAGCCCTTGTGCGGAGGGACGAACCCCGCGTTACATCCCGGCTGGGGCAGGCTTGCCCCACATGGCTTCGTACGCATCGCGGGGGCGCTGCTGCGGTGAGCCCCCACCAGTTGCACGAAGCGGGTTTGAATCGGTGTTGATGGACCCAGGCGTGGGCCGGCGGAAAGATGCCGCCGCACGCTTGAGCATGTTGTATTGAGCCTTCACGACACCGGGCCATGCCGGCGGCGGGACGTTCTGCAGGATCGACGGCAGGTCTTGCACAAGCTGCTCTTCGATCACTGGGTAATCAATGTCTGACGCAGCAAGCTGCTTGCACAATGCATCAACGTCCATCTGGGCACGTTGGAACACTTGGTGCGACTGCTGCTCCTGCTGCGACTGCTGCATGCGGTGCTGCTGGAATGCCTGCTGCTGCCGAAGGCGCGCCGTCTCATAGGCCGACTCTTCGTCAAGCGCAAACTCATCGACCTTCTTGCGTAGGTCTGGGAACGATGCAAGTCCGTCAACACCAGGCAGAGGCTTGCCAAGCGCCAATGCGATGTGCTGGCGCTGCTGATCCATCACGCGCAGCGCGCCTTCAAGGTCGCCGCTGTTCAGCATGCCGAGAACACCAACAGCCTGCTCAAACTGTTGCGGCGTCACACGGTGCTGCTGCAGGTAGTCGCGCACTTGCACCACTTCCTGCCGCGCCTGGTCGCGCTCGGCGGACACCTCCTTGACGGTGCTGGCGAGCTTCTGGAAGCGCTCCTGCGCCTTGGCCCCAAGGCCTTCAGGCATGGCCGTCACGTCTTCGGGTTCAGCCGGCAGCACAGGCTTGACCGCTGCAGGCTTGCCAAGCGCAGCGGCTGCGTCGGCTGCGTCGGCTTCCTGCTTCGCCTTGAACCGCCCAGCCTCGTCACGCTCAAAGTGCCGGTTGATGGCCTCCAGCATGTCCTTTGGTTGATCTGGCGCGCTTTGGACAGCAGCGGGCGCTTGTGGCGCCTGCTCTGCTGGTTCCGAAGCAACCTGCGCTACAGGCGCAGCGTCAACGACAGGCGCACCACCGCCACCGCCAAGGTCATCGGCGGGGGCGAACAATCTGGACTTGAGGCGACGTAGTTTCATTGGCGGCTTTGGGTCTGTTCTGTTGTGGCCGTCACGTTAACAACTCATGGCCCAGGTTTCCGCCACGAATCACGCCATCACATGCGGCCAAACAGTCGGCACGCGGAAGACCTGCGCCGGCTGCTGATAGCCCGCTGATTCAACGATCTGGTGCAGCCGCTCATGGTCCTGGGTGACGGCTTCAGGCGTGACGGCTTCGCGCCCGCGACTGTCGTAGGGCCACGGGTGCTGGTGCACGGTCGGTGCGCTCCAGTGGTCGTAACGGCCTGCGGTGTTCACGACAGGCCCCCAGCCACGGGTGGCGCGATGCGGCGCTCAATCTCGGCCAGCGTGTCCATCGCCTCGGTCACGGCCTTGGGGATGTTGACTGCGCCGGTCGGTGATGTGCGGTCATCAATGCGCTTGATCGCCGCGTCAAGGATGACGGCCATGCGGTTGTTCCACACCATGCCTTGCGCCATCACGCGGTTGTTCTCGGCCTGCTTCTCAAGGGCCAGCACCTCGCGCTCACGCTGCGCCCGGCGCTCTGCGCGCTCAGCCTGCACCGCCGCATGCTCAGCAATGGCGCGCAGCTCTGCGGCCTCGGAGATGGCAAGCCGGCGGGCGTCGATTTCAGCGGGCGTCATGTGCGGTCGCCATATATATCGCTGTAAACCTCGCCAAACGGCTGGCACACGACACCACCGGCAGCCACTCTGCTGGCAAGGTGCGAAACACCGGAGGCCAACGCAGAAGAGAGAATTTCAAGCGCTCCCGGCGCAGAAACAACGGCACGGTGCAGGGTGATGATTGCCCACTGACCCGTGCTTTCTGCCGCGTCAACAGCGGCGATGAAGTTCGCATCTGTGCTGTCTGCGGATATTTGCAGGCAACCAGCAACCACAAGCGGATCGACCGGCATGCGCGTGGTGCATTGCAGATGCTTGTTTGCTTCGTTGTACGGGACAGACCGACGCACGGCCACCAAGCCGCCATTGCGCAGGCCGTCTCGCACAAGCTGCTGGCGAGCCTGCGTTTGTCCGCTTTCAAAAGCCTGAGTGAAGCCCCACACGCCGAAGCCGATCCCGCGTGTCCACCCCTGGGCCGCAAAGTAGGCCCACTGCGCCCGAACGTCCTCAGAAATGGTCAGCGCTGTCGGCCAGTCTGCGGAGTTGACATAGCCGTTTGCCTTGCTGGCATCGTAGGTATGGTGGATGCACTCGTGGCCATAGGCATACATCTCGCTGATCTGCGCTGCAGTCATGCGGCCAGTGGTGCCGATGTCGGAATTGGTGATAGCCAGCGAAGCCCTTAGACCGGCTCCAGCCAGCAGAGGGTGAATGATCGAGTATTGGCTTGAATACTCGCCGTCCATGCAGATCGTGACGCGGCCCGGCGTTCGCTTGCAGTCGGCACGAATCTCGCCTACCCAAACCGGATTGGTGTTTGCCGTTGCGCCCGTGGTGGCCTGCACGATCCGCACCGATGTGATCGTTTCGCTGGCCGTGTCCAGGTCGGTCATCGTGCCGGTGCCGCTGATACAAGCTGCGCCGCGAGCAATCGAGTAGGTATGCCACACGCCGGCTGACCCAAGCGCCGGGTTCGTCGTGCTGTTGGCGAACGTGAGCCCAATGCGGATGCTCTTGCCAGATGACGTTTGCAGCCACACTTGAAGCGGATTCCCGACGCCGCCAGCGTTGTAATTGCTGGTGAACAGAATGGGGATGTGGATCACCTTCACATCGCGCAGGCGGATCGGATTCGTTGGCGTCCAGATGCCGATGAAGGTCTGCGCTGACGCATCGCTGGGGAAAGTGCACTTTGCCGTCGGCTTGCCAAACAGGGTGACCGTGGTGTCAAGCGCAAACGCAAAGCCGGTGCCCGTGCTGCCTGTGGTCGTCAGGGCGCCGCCGCTGGCCTGCCAGTCGCAGAGTGTGGCGCCAGCGTATTGGCGTTCTGCTTGCTTTGCCGTCACCGCTGCCACTTGCTGGGCGGTGAGAATCGTGCTTCGCTGATCGCCGTCCGGCCCGACACGAATGGCGTCCAGACTGTCAACGTACAGCGGTCCTTCTTCCTGGCGCGTGCGCGTGGGCCCGTAGGCGTCGCCACGGCTGCCGTCGGCATTCACGTCATAAATCGTGAAGTCCACCGCCCACGCCTCACGCTCAGTCGCCGTAACTGACTTCGCCACAAGATTCGACGGGTCTTTCTCAATCAGGATGTTCATGGGCGCCTATTCATGTTCTGCAAAGGGGCCAGGCATTTGGCCCGGGCTGCCTTCTGGGTGTGGTTCTTCAGGTTTTGGCATGAGGGCGTTGATCTGCGCGACCCGCACAGCGGCCCACGCCGACGCCTCTGCAGCCACACGGGCCGCGTCCACTTGAGCCTGCGCTTCAATCGGAGCCTTCACGCCAGCCACTTGCACGTCGCGGTCAGCGTTGATGCGCGCCTGCTCAATCGTGGCCAGGCGGTCTGCATCCTTGTCCTTCAGCGCCTGCTGAGCCTTGGCCAACTCGTCTTGCAGAGCGTTGTAGGCCTGCACCGCCTGCTGCTTCATATCCTCCACAGCGGCCTGCACACGCGGGTCTTGCAGCGGATCAGACGGAGCCGTTTCCTCGCCTTCCTTGGGCTGCGGCAAGAAGCGCTCTATGTCGATCCGCTCATCAAACCGGCGCAGCGTCTCGCGCACAAGGTGGATGACGGCCTGCGCCGCGTCTTCCTGGCCAGCCTGGCGCAGCTCTGCGACTTGGCCCATGGCCTCCTTGATGACCGGCAGCAGTTTCGTCCAGCGGTCTTGATCCTGCAAGCGGTCGGGCTTGCCGGTAGAGCCACCACGGACTTGCAGATTGACCATCTGGAACACGTCTTCCGGCTTGTGCATCTCCGGCCACACGGCCTCAATGCCGGCCAGCTTCTGCACTTCGGCTGCAGACATCTTGCGCAGGCACATTTCCAGCACGTAGCGACCGACATCGGACAGCAAGTCTTCGATCACGTCGGTGCGCTCAGCGCTGCGCCCGCGCATGCCCTGGGCAAGAATCTCGGCCTCGGTCGCGGTCTTGGCTTTCAGAACCGCGCCGCGAGCCGCGTCACCGCCGCCGACAAGCATCTCCATGTCGGTGCGTTCGCCGGTCGTGTCGTAGTTCGCCGGGTTCAACGCACCCAACGCACCGGACCACAGGTCGTCCGACAGCGGTCTGCCTCCGACACCTTCGACCAAGATCAGATCGCCACCCTTGCGGTTCTTGATCCGCTCAAGGTCGTCGTGCGTCAACGCGCCACCCTTGCGCGCCACGTTCAGCGGCAACGCGTTCTTGCGGTCGTTCTCTTCGTCCTCGCGCTTGGTGTTGTAGCCGCGAACCACTTCTGTCGTCAGGTCGATGTCCGACAGCGGCAGAAACCCGCCATCGACTTCGTTGAAACACAGAAGGAAGAACGGGAACCAGCGCTCGCCGGTCCAGTCAGGGCTGAACGGCGGCTTGCAGAAGCCTTCCTCGCCTTCGCAGACGGTGAACACGCGCCCGCTGCCCTGCTCCCACACTTCCCACACTGGCAGCAAGTCCTTGGCCTTGTCTGCGCTGTCGGTGGTGGGCTGCATCGCCCCGTTGCCGGCGCGATAGCTCTTGCCCTTCTCGTTGTCGTAGCCGAATTTGCCACGGTAGGCATCACGGGTCATCCAGACCCGGTGCGCAATGGCTTCCGACCGTTCGTAGTCGGACACCTCAAGCACCGATGGGTCAAGCACAACGATGTCTTCAGGCAGCACGAAGTCCAGCGCCACACCGCGCACAATCTGCGCCTCGGCTTGCGTCTGCAGGCCTGCCAGCGTCTCGCGCAGCTTGGCCGTCTTCAGGTCTGTGTCGCCGGCTGCTGCCGGGTCCGTCACCTCTTGCTGCTGGCGCGACAGCCGCTCAAGGTTGTCTTGGATGTCCTTGATCTGGTTGGTGATCAGCGGGTCCGTCTTGCGGTTTTCCTGCCAGCACACCTTCCACCAGCCCAGGCCAGCCGTGTAGCCGCTGGTCAGCATCCGCTTGGCGCGCTTCTTCAGCTTGGCCGACTTGACCAGCATCTTGTCCAGCACGCATTCGGCAGTCTCGCCAAAGTGGCGCCACTGATCGATCTGCTCTGTCGGCACCGACTTGGTGACCGTGACGCTGAACTCAGGGTCTTTTGCGTAGACCTGGGGCCGCATAGCCGCCAGGTTCGCAAAGTGCAGGTTGGTGCGCAGTTTCTTCCCGTCAGCCGGGTCAACACCACGCAGCCACTTGCGGTTGTCCGCGAAGCGCTTCTCATCTTCGCGGCGCCCAGCGGCAGAGCATGCAGCCTCAATGCGCTTGAGCCAGTCAGCAGCCAGCGCCTTGTCTTCGGGGCTGACGACGCGCTTGGCGGCGCCTTGAGGTTGTTGCATGCTCACCCCTGCATCAAGCGCTGATCTGGCCCAGGAACGTGCCAGACGTCCAGGCCGACAGGCTCATCCGCATGATGTACGGCAGCTTCAGTTCCAGCGGCACGCCTTCAGCGGTCGCAGCCATCACGATGGACGAACTGCCCAGCGTGGACGAACTGGACGAACTGCCGGTGGTGTTGGTCACGAAGCTGTAGGCGCTTGACACCACAGGCGCCGGCACGGCACCCAGCAGCGAGTTGTCGCCGGCAGCGAATTCTGCATAGGAGCCAAAGGCCTCCATCAGCAGGGTCGCCACGGCATTGCCGCCCAGGGTCAGCAGCGCGCTGTGGCCCTTCGCCAGCGGCGTCTGGTCGAACACCAGGCCCATGCGCGGCGTGCCGCCGTAGGTGCCGTTGCCGACCGAGCCCAACAGCTTGAACGTGGTAGCCGATGCGGCTTCCAGGGTCCAGATGCCGTTCGCACCCGTGTTGCCGGTGATGCCGGAAATCGCCACACGGTCGCCGGTCTTCAAGCCTGAGCTGGCTGCGACGGTGATCACGATGGGCGTGGCGTTGGTGGCACCGCTGATGAGGTGCAGGCCAACGGCGGAACCGGCGGAACCGGCGGAAACAGACTTGATCGACATGAAAAACTCCTAGACGCAGAGAACGGCCCTGCCAGCCGGGTGCGAAGCAAGGGGCCGCACCGCCCCGTGAAAACTCAATGCACGCCGCCCACCGTCAGCACGATGTCGTCGCCACGCAGCGGTGTCACCAGCGCGGTGTCACGCTCAAATTCGTCGCTCTTGTCAGAAGGCTTGGCAGTGGCAAGCTCCAGCCTGCGCACGTCATTGACGCTTGCCAGGCGGGCCAGCGCCGCGTGCGCCTCGATGTAGGCTGCTTCCTCACCGCGCAGTGCTTCGATGGTGTCAAGCAGGCCTTGCGCAGCAAGCCAGTCGGCCTCCACACGGTTTGCTGCGTGGACGATTGCCACCTCGCCGCCGATGGTCGCGCCACCGTCCAGGCCACCGACAGGCGCACCGTCCAGCAGGCCACCGACGCTGTAGGCGTAGCACCTTGCACCGTCGCTGTCGGCCCACTCATGCTCGAAAACCGGGCACACCGCGCTCATCCGGCGCAGGTCGTCAGCGGTCAGCTTCTGGCGCGAGAGGAAATTTGGGAACGTGTTTGCCGCTTCAATCATGCAGAGCATTACGCCCTGTTGCGGCTTTGGTTTTCGCTACGTTTATGCTACTTCTGAGCCATCACCCAGTCCAACGTGTACGGTTTTGGACCGACAGACGCCTTCGGCTTTGGCATGCGCGACAACGGGCGAGCCATGCAGGCATACCGTGCATCGTCCAGAGCGTGATCCTCGCCCTCTGTGTCGATGTCCTCAATTCGGCTCTTGTCGTGCTGCGCTGCCGGGAAGGTGCGCAGGAAGTCCAGGCAGTCTGCCGTGACCAACAGCAGCGGGTGACCATCCTCACCGTTTAGCCTGGCGCGGACCTGTTGCCACCCAGCGACACGCGTGTTGTCTGCCGGCCTGAACCGTGGCCCGGTGTTCCCAGGCAGAGCGGTCACCATGCGCTCGGCAATACTTGGCCCACCGTCCTGCTTCCACATGCTTGGGTCGGCAACGCTCAGTGTTTCGTCTACCTCTTCGCCAGACTCGCGCTGCTTGATGCCTCGCGCTACGTTCTCCGCGTCCAGCTTCAGGCCGGTGTTTGGCTCTCCAGGCTTGCATCCGTACCACTCGCGCCACCGGACCAGCGCGCCGCGTTTCAGCAGCCGCTCTGTGCCGTCCTTGAGCGTGATCCATGTGTCTTCTGGCACAACGGCCCACCAACCGATGCTGAACGGCCTGGCGCTTCCCCAGTCCATCGACCTGAACACGGTCCATCCCTTTGGCGGTCGCCACATCGGGATGACGTGCTGCGGGCTCCAGTTCTCAAAGAATGCGCCGGCAACAATGTTCCAGTCGCCGTCCAACCAGGCCTTGCGCAGTGCGTCATTGCCGCCTGTAGCCGCCAGAATGCGCGTTCTATAGCCTGGGTCGTTCTTCAGAAGAATCTGGTTGTCTGCCATGCGAGACGGCACAAACATCCGCGTGAACCCTGTTTCTGGGTCTGTGTACGGTGTCATTGGTGGCGACTGGCTGATGTAGCGCGCCTTCACCCAGACGTGCCCAATGCCGCCAGGGTTACCCGTTGCACGCATAGAACACGGCACGCCGTGCGGGCTGCGGAGCGTGGAGAGCATCTTGAGCAGGCCAGAAGGCGTGCTGTACTCCGTCACTTCGTCAAAGCTGATGCGCGTGTACTGGTGCCCGTGATACCTGCCGTAGTCCTTCTCGTTTTCGATGAACCGCATCTTCACAGACGCGCCGCTGGGCCAGTACCAGCAGTTACTGAACGGGAACCCGGAAGAAGGCTGCACCTTGAAGATGGCGCCCTCTCCTGGGAACACCTCAGACGCACGGGCCTGCAGTTCCTCAAGCTCCGGGTAGGTCTTGCGGAACATGATGCCGCGATGCCTTGCACCGTAGCGCAGCGCCCCGTCCTCTTGGTAGCCTAGCTGGAAGTCGGACTTCCCACCACCACGCTCGCCACCATAGAACAACTCATCGCACCAGTCTGCCTCGATGGCTGCAAGCTGCGGCCCTGCCTGCGGAACCCACATCAGATTCTGCCAATGCCTTCTGGGCGCACCTTCCAGTGCGTGACTGTGTAAAGCCGCCCACGGTGGAACTCGTACCACCCCTCCGCAGCGTGGTGTCTAGGCCCAGGCTTCGCATACCTGGCAACAGCCCGCTCTGCACTGTCTAGCAGCACATCTAGATCAACAAGGAATGGCGGCACGTTTTCTGCCGCATCGTTCCAGCATTCTGGGACATGAACTTCTGATTTGCTTTTATTCATGTTGCCCCCATCCCGTGAAGCCTTAGCCACTCATCCCGCGTTGTCTGTGGCCTCAACGGCGCCTGCTCTTCCTTTGGTGGCTCATCCAGCTTCTGCATGCGTTCCTTGTTTGCTGACAGCAGGTTCAGAGCCACATGCGCCGACTCGTTAGCCAGTTTGGTCAGCACGCCGACGTTGCGCAGGTTCTCCAGGCTTTCCATAGGCGCGGCGTCATCAACCTTGGCGACCTCTGAGTTTGCCAGCGCATTCAATCGGTAGGCTGTAGCCGCACCATGCTCGGCAGCGCCGGCAAGGCTTGCGCTGATGTTGCGGAGCTTCTCGGACAGCGACAGCGCGGTGTACTGCTGCGGCACGGGCAACTCAGCAAGCGCCGTGTGAGCAACAGCCAACTGCTCGGCCACTTTGCGGACTTGCGGAGTTTGAGGATTAACCCTGCGGCGAATCGCCGCCTCATCGATGCCAAATGCCTTGGCAAGTGCCCTGGCTCCTTCACCAGCGGCAGAACGTCTCTCAACCTCTAGCCACTGGTCTGGACTCAACTTTGACGGTCTTGCCATCAGGCCTTCTCCACATCCACAAACCCAAGCCGGCGCTGGTCGCCAGGCTGCGACACGCGCTCGACCTCAACGGCAATGGCGAACTCACGCTGATGCACGACGTACTTCTCCGGGCAATGCTTGGCATACAGCGCCAGCACGATGCGTGCGTCCGTCTCCTTCGGATCGCTGCCATCTGCCCAGTTCTCGACCGTTGTGGTTGTCCTGTTGCACACGCGCCCAATCTGAGCCATGGACACACCCACTGCGTTCAGGTCGCGCACGATCCTGAACCAGTCGCGTCTTCGCTTGTTTACCGATGTGTATGCGAGCATGGCTACCTGCACTGTTCTGGCTTTGCCACGCAGTCAACCGGGCCGACTGTTGCGGTGTCTTCGGTGTCATCACCGCCACCGCAAGCGGATAGCAGCAGACACAGGCACAGGATCAGCTTCATGTCATCTTCCTTGCTGCGCGTTGCGCTCAAACCTCAACCACATGGATGTCGTGGACTGTTGCCATCAGGTGCTTCTTCAACCTGTACACGGGCGTCTGCATGCCCTTGGCATCTTCCGCGACCAGCCGGCCATCAGCCGTTGAATACAGGAAGTCCAGCACATAGCGCACGGCTGGCCTAGCGCGCTTCTCGCCGGCTATGTGAACCTTTGGCGCCAGCACGAACGGCACTTCCCGCGTGAGCCCTGCGATCTTCCCGGCACGCTGAAGGAGCAGCAGCGCTTGGTGGCGTGCGGCCTCTCGCTGGCTGCGGTAGCTCTCTGAGCCGATCTGGCACGGGCGGTTACGGTACTTGCTCATGTGCGCCGCAGCCATGAACTCCGCCAGTAGGGCCACCGCACCCAGATTGCCAGCGCCAGCCACGGGCCAGCCATTAGCCAACGCGGCCAGCCGGTTAGGTCAGTTGCTACCCATACCTGCGAAATGACCAGGAACGCCCAAAACGCTCTGTCTTCTGCGTCTGTTTGCTGCATTTGTTTTTCTCGCTTCATTCCGGCCTCTTCTGAAAGCCTGGGCACCGCTGCGGCATTTCAGACAGCGCCTTGCTGATTTCCGCCCGTTCGTTGCGATTGACAAGCCCTGCGGCTCTGGCGTTGACGCACCAGGCGCCGCGCAGGTTCTTGCAGTTCACGCACTTCACGCGGTCGTCGCTCATGCAACCACCACCCGCGTTGACGCCGGCAGGCGCTCACCGGACAACACGCGGCGGATGCGGTCTTCAACGCGCTGCTGGGCCTGCATGTACTCGCTCTGCGTGATGCCGCACAGGATGTCGCTGTAATCGGCGGCGAAGCCCTGCAGCACCCCGACCTCTATCGCGTACAGAGCCAGGCTTCCGGTGTCGCGCTTGCGGTCAAGGATGCCGACGATCACGTCCTGCGTGGCCTCGATGACCTCTTGGCCGGCCACCAGTCGCATGTTGCAAAGCTGCTCGATGATGTTCACGCAGTCTGCCAAGTGCATCCAATCTGCGCGGTCTGCCTTCCCGGTGATGATTGCTTTGCAAGCGTCATGGACCCTGGCTGCGCGGACCAATGCGTCATCCTTGGACAGCTTGGTAGCGCCGGCCATTGCGACCACATGCGCAAATCTGTTGACGCCGTAGGGGCGATAGCGCTTCCGCGAACTCATGCGGCCTCCAGATACCTGCCAACGCCCAACGCTGCGAATCCGGCGCCGTGGACAGATGCGCCATCGGCAACCTGATAGCGGTGGTTGTGTGTGTACCCAGGAAGTACCTTGGCCTTCACGCCGCGATTGATGATCGTCACATGGTCTGACTTCTTGGCCTCTGGCTTCTTGAACCCGGACGTGACCCACTTTGCCGCTGGCGCTTTTGCTGGCCTCTTGTCTGCCATATACCAGCGGCGGCGCTTGTTGGCTGTCGGGCTTGGGTGCAGATGGCTGGAGATAACGCCTCGTTTTTCCAGCCGTGTCAGCGCATTGCGCAACGTTCCGGTGGAAATTCCAAGACCAGGGCACAACTCGTCTGTGAGTGCGCCGGCAACGCCAAAGGCCCGCAACTTCACCACAAGCTTTTTCTCTGTTTCTTCTCTGACCGTAGTCATGCTTCCTCCAGTTGACGGTTTGTGCGCCACCATGTCGATGTGCGCGGTGTGTATGCGTCCCAGTAGCCGCGCTGGTAAGGCGAATTCAACGCGGCAGGCGGGGAAGCTGACTTGACGCCGTTGGCGCGGTCTTCGTAGGCATCACTCTCGCCCTGCGCAAACCCGGCTTCGTAGGTCATGCGGCCTCCGCCTGTGTCACCAGGTCTGAGTAGTCGGACCACTGAGCAGCCATCGCTTCTGCAATGCCTTCGTATGTCCTGCTTCGCTCTTTCCATCGGATCTCAGACGGAGACATCAGGTGGACACGCGGATAACGGCCAGCCACACAATTCGTTGGCTTCAGCTTCGGCAGGCCCTTAAGCCATAGGCATGTTGCCTTCACCTCTCCATGCCCAAACTGCCACGGTTGGATGATTTGGTCAGGTTCGCGCCAGACGCTGGACATTATGCAAACCGGGTTCTCAATGGCGATGCGAGGAACTGGCGCCATTGCAAGAGCCATGAACAGGTCAATTGAGTCCTGCTGCTCGCCTGACTCTCGTTTTTCCGCAAACCACCTCGCACCGCTGATTGACAGATTTGTGCATGGCGGGTGCGCCACCATCAAATCCCAGCCGCCTTCCCGTGAGACGCGAACGGCATCACCAGCGATGTGGTGCGGGCTTCCGTCCTCTGCGGGTTCGTGCAGATCGCAAGACCAGGCGTCATGCCCGAGATTGCGGAATGCCTGGCGAACTCGCCCGCTGTACTCGCATGCAACCAATACCTTCATGCTGCATCCCCAAATGCGATACGAATCCTCTCGTCTTCGCTGAGTGAGGCCATGTCCTGCACGATCTGCGTCTTTGGCCCTTCAAGGCCAAGCGCCATGACTTCCTTGGCCTTGGCCGGGTCGCCCACCAGCATCGGCGGCGCAACGCGCTTGCCTTGCATCCGGTTGGCAACCTCATGCTCACCCAGCAACTTGGCCGGAAACGAGATTCCAGGACGCGCCGAATAGGCCCGGTGCGCCTCAGTGAAGCGCTTCTGCACGAACGGCAGTTCGTCCATGGTGCTGCGACACACCTTCGACCATCCGCCCATGTCTTCAATCGCCGCGTGGATTGCGCCATCGTCAAAGACCACCGACGAATACGCGCCCACGCGCTGCATGGCGTCCAGCACCTTGCCCCAAGCGATCAGGCTGCGGCTGGCCTGGGTGCCGTGCAACTGGCGCACGATGTCTGCCGGCTTCGGCGCAAAGTGCCCGCGCTCTGCGTCCATGGCGTGAGCCGTCAACGCCTTGGCGACCTGGCCCATCTCGAAACGCTCACAGGCTTGCCACCAGACTGACATCGCAAACGGCGTCACGGTCTGCCCGTAGAACCCCAGCGCATCGCCCAAGAGCGAAGCAAAAGCCTGCTTTTCGGTTGTGTTCATGCTGCCCCTTGTGACGCAGCCCACTCAGCGGCCACGCGTCGGTTGTTGTCTTCGATTGCCTGCTGCTTGCTGACCACCTGGATCGGCCCACGGTGCAGCTTTCCGGCGGTTGCCTTGGCCCGTGTTCGTTCGCCTTCAACGGCACCCAGGACGTACTCAAACGCCCGGCCAGGGGCTGCGTCCATTGCCTTGCCGGCCATGGACACGAACTCCTCGACCGTTGCCCCGGAGTCCAAAAGCGTGAGCAACCGTGGGTGTCCTGGCGCAACTGCCGCGATGCCTTCGGCCTTGAGGGCGATGCAAACCGCAGCCGCCGGGCTCACTCGCGCAGAAGACGCAGGGGCTTTAGCCCCGTAGTCTTCTTCTCCGGTACTGGTTCCGGTTCCGGTTCCGGTTCCGGTGTCGGACTCCGGGTGGAATCCCGTGGTAGTCCCGTGGTTGTCCCGCGGGACATCTGCGGGACTCCGCTGGTCTTCCGCGTCCTTCTTTGCACGCGCCAGCGCCTTCCGGTCGGATTCCTTGCGGCGGCGCTCCATCATTTCCTTGACGCGCAGCACAAGAACGTCGTGGTACAGCCGGCCATCCTCTGCCAGCCACCACTTGCGCATCAGGATTGCCTTGTGCTTTGCAAACAGCTTGTCAGGCATGCCCAGGCGGGCAGCGATCAATGCGTCATCGTTTGGCAGCGATCCACACGGGGTCTGCTCCCAAGCAGTGGCCCACAGCATCAAGAGCCATGGGCGCGCTTCAGGCGTTGACAGAGCCCATGTGTCTGACTGCCTGGCACGCTCCATGTCAAGCTCAAAACGCCACCCCTTTGCGCGGGTGTCTGCCGGGTATGGTGCTGGTCTTGTCACGCCACCGCCCATTCGCGCTCTTGCCGTCCAGCAGTGCTGGTGACGTTGCGCCCTGTCGTCTTTGCCTTGCCCATGCGCTCCAGTTCAACCAGGCGCCGGCAAATCTGCACGCCGGTCAACGCTGTGAGCGTGGCGATGCGATCCTTGCCGGCAGGGCCATGGGCCTCCAAAGCGGCAAGGATGATCCTGTGGTGCCGTGCCTGCAGTTCTCGTGCGCTGTCGGCGGCTGCGTGGCTTGTCACCGGGTCTGATGCACGGGCAAGCGGGATTTCAAGCTGCAGCACTTGCGGCCTCCTTCGCTGCAACGCACGAGGCGCAACGCTTGAACAGGCCGCGACCTTGGCTTCCCAACTGCGACTTGTAGGTGTCGCATCCCATGCAGCGCCACGCCATAGAACTGCCACCACCACCGTGGCTGCGCTTCATGGTCATGTCGCGCACGCTGCTGTGGCGGTTCATGCCGCGCCCACAAAGAAAATCCCCGCCAGCACACGCCAGCGGGGCAAAGTCACGCGCAGCGAGGAGGAGGTGCGCTGCGCCGGATAGGCCGGCATCCATTGCGTGACGGAGACAACCATGATCTAAGCAGCTTTGGCTTTTGCAATGAACGGCGCAAACTGGCAAACCGTGTCAATGCGCGGGTTCCCTGTCTCGCCGGTCTTGATCTTGAGCAGCGTGTGAAACGGCACACCGGACAATTCTGCCAGGCGCTGCACTTGGCTATTTCTCAGCGGTGCAAGCTGGGCCGCAATGTCTGCGGCGCTTGGTATGGTTGTGTTCATGCCGCCAGCATACCGCAGCCGGTTCCGTTGGTCAACCGTCTGCGGTGATAAAAATATTGTGTCTTTTTCACCGCCAACGGTTGACACAGGCAACCGGCTTCGGTAGGATTCATTCCACGCTGCAACAACGCAGTGAGGAGCGAACAGATGAGCGAACTGCTAGAGGCCCTGCGCACGGCACAGCCGCTGCCCCCGCGCTACGCACACACCTACTGCAGCCAGTGCGGTTGCAGCGTCGGCCCAGGTAACTCTGGCGTGAGCCGCTGCAGCGACCATCTGCCCGAGTCAGCACGCAAGGTTCAGCACTACACCGCGTTGGCCCACGAGGCGGAACTTCTGCAAGCCCTGCGCTCTGCCTGCGCCGTCATCGAAGCGTCAGCCCGTGACAGCTTCTGGCGTCGTGACATGAGCCAGGTTGACTTCGAGCTTTCGTGGCGTGCCGATGAGCCCGAGCGCCACGAGCAGTGGGAACAACTCAAGACCGTGGCCGGCTTGCCGCTGACGGACCTTAACCCGCCGATGTCGTGGGACGACGTATGAGCCCGCGTGACATCAAGCGCGCCGAGGCCTGCGAGCGGGTCTACGTGTGCATCTTCATCTTGATCCTGCTCGGCATCTCTGCCGGCTGGTTTGGAGCCTGACCATGAACCTTAACAACACGCCGACGCTTGGCCCGCTGATGGCAGACGACTTCGACCAAGAACCGTGGCACCTCCCGCAGTGGCAAGAGCAGACCGCAAACGAGCGCCGCTATCACCAAGCCGCCCACGCGGCCACCGAAGTCGGAGCCGATGACGACGCGCCAACCTTTGGTGATGTGGTCATCGAATGGATGACGCCGCGCCGCTTCTGGATTTCCTACGCTGTAACGTTTTTCGGCGCGATGCTGGCCGTCTGGGTGGTGCTGTCGTGAGCCGCCGCAGCCTGCAGCGTGCGCTGTATCGCATCTACCGTGCAGAAGGCATGAGCGCCCGCCGCGCCTTCCGCATCGCATCACAGCAGGCCGCACAGCCTGCACCGTTCTGAGGACAACATGGAAAACAAGCAAATCTTCGCAGCGCTGGTCAAGGCTCAGAAAGCCTTTGGCCCCGCTCTCAAGGACAAGACGAACCCGGCATTCCGCAGCAAGTACGCCGACCTTGGCGCCTGCATCGAAGCCGTCATTGACGCCCTGAACGCTGCCGGCATCGCGCTCATCCAGCGCCAGCACCCGCACGATGGTGGCGTGTGCGTGGAGACTGTGTTCCTGCACGAATCTGGCGAGAGCTACAGCGCAGGCATGCTCACGGTGCCAGCGTCCAAGCAAGACCCGCAGGGCTACGGTTCTGCGCTGACCTATGCCCGCCGGTACAGCCTGATGGCAGCGTGCGGAATCGCGCCGGAAGACGACGATGGCAACGCAGCATCACGCAAGCCTGCCAACGACAGCGGCATGAGCCCGAGCATCCTGCAGGATTGGCTGATCGCAATCAGCGAAGCAGCACCGACAGACGCTGCAGCCATCGTTGCTGATGGCCTGGCCGCAGCTACTGAAGTCAAGGATGAAACAGCCTATCGCGCCATTCGCGCCGCCGGCAAGAAGAAGGAGAAGGCAGCATGACAGCCCTTTACGAAATCGCGCACGAGTACAGGCAAGCACTTGCCATGCTGGCCGACATCGACGCGCCGCCGGAAGCGGTGCAAGACACCGTGGAAAGCCTGCAGGGCGACCTGCACGACAAGCTGCGCGCCTGCGTCGCCTACAGCCTAGAACTCGACATCCTGGCCGCTGGCGCAGAGCAAGCTGCGAAGCGCATGGCCGAGCGTGCCAAGACACTGAGCAGCCGCACAGACGCACTGCGCGCCTACGTGCTGCGGAACATGCAAGACACCGGAACCGCTGAAGTGGCGACCGATGAATGGGCCTGCAAGGTCGCCAAGAAGCCGGCCAGCGTGCAGATCGAAGACGGCGCAACCGTGCCGGCTGAGTACCTGCGCACGAAGACCACCACAGAGCCTGACAAAGCCGCGCTTAAGGCCGTGCTGGCTGCTGGGCTTGTGATTCCCGGCGTGACTCTTTCGACGGGCTACAGGCTGGCGATCAAGTAGGCCACCATGAAGTGCAAAGTAACCATCAGCCGCGACAACCATGACACGGTGCGTATCAGCATCGTGGACGACGCTTCGGGCATTGAGTTTGTCGAAGCGCACATGGACTGCGCAACCTTCGGTATGTGCATTACAGGGATGGCATACCAAGAAGCAAAGTTGGAGGTACGCGGCCTTGAGTGGGTCGGCAAGAAGCGGGTTACAGAAAATCGCTCAATAGTTTGCCCGCTCGAAACGTACAAGACAGATGAACTGTCTGCATGGCTGAAAGAGAACGCCAAAGAAGACGGCTGGCTTGTCAGCACATACCTTGGAACTCGCGGGTCAGTGCAAAGAACAGAAGCCGGAACGCTGCTGCGCTACACCGTCACAAAGTACGTCTGATGAACCTCCTCAAGCAGCACAGATGGGAGTGCGAAGCCTGGCGCCGTGCCGTGGCATCGCTGCCGTGGATCGCGGCGTGGTGGTGTATGAGCAGGAAGCGCGCAGCATGGATAGGTCTGCTGCTGCGTAACGTGGGAATTGAGCCGCCGCGTAGCGGTCGGCTCGAATGACTGGTTAGGCGTCTTGGCAGAGAAGCGAGAAACGACATGCACTGCACAAAAACCGAAACACTGAAGGCGCGCAGGACGCACCTTTGCGTGAGTTGTGGCGAACTGGTAAACGCGGGCGACGAGTACAAGCGTTGGCGCTGCTATGACAGCGGCGACGTTGGCACGGTGAAGATGCACCCGGAGTGCTACGCGGCGCACTGCAAGAGTGCAGAAGGCTACGGCGGTGGGCCGTGGGAGTTCACCCCGTTCAGCCACCCTCGCGGCGAAGCGGTAGACGCCTAACGC